AAGACTCGACCGGTTTGAAGGGTATCCCAAGTATTACTACAAGCGGGATTTCCTTCTTCCCGTGTGGGGGCTGAACGGCAGGAAGAAAAAGCTCCGTCGAAACTGCATCGCCTACATCCTGCATGAATACAGGATGTTGGGTGAGCCGAGCGAGGAATACTTCGATCTTCTGGATCGCGGGTACGAACGATGGGGCTTTGAAAAGGAAACCCTTGTGAAAGCGCTGGAGGATAGCATCGGCAGAGAGGCGGCAAACCTCTGGCTGGCAGAATTTTACGGTGAGGAGGATGAACATGAGTAAAAAGTACATTGCCTACGGGTCGAACCTGTCTGTGGAACAGATGGCGTTTCGGTGTCCGGAGGCGAAGATCATCGGCATGGCGGCCATTCAGAACTGGAAGCTGGTCTTCCGGACCCACGCGACGATTGAGCCTGCTGTGGGCAGAGTGGTACCGGTCCTGATCTGGGAAATCACAGACCGGGATGAGAAGAACCTCGATCTGTATGAGGGATTCCCGAGTTACTATTTCAAGCAGGATATGACCGTGACCATGACAGACCTTGACGGAAAGAACCCGCAGGAGATCACAGCTATGGTTTATCTGATGGAGGAGGGACACGATATCCGAGTCCCTTACAGAGGATACCTGGACACACTTGCGGAGGGATACCGGCGATTCGGCTTCAATCCCTATCAGCTGGAGCTTGCGATGAAAGAAGCAAAGGAGGCCATGCGATGAACTTCCCCAGCAGAGAAACGGTCGAGCGTCTGCGCCGGGAATATCTGGTCGGCTGCCGCATCGTGCTGGATGAAATGGATGATCCCTATACGAAGATCCCCGTCGGTGCCCAGGCGACCTGCCAGGGTGTAGATGATGCCGGAAATATCCTCTGTGCCTGGGACTGTGGCAGCGGGCTCTCGGTTGCCTTCGGAGCAGATCGCTGCCATAAGGTTGGAACCGAAGAGGAAGCCAAGGTCACCCTGGAGTGGTACGGGAAACGCCAGAGCAGGGAGAACGCTAGATGCCCCAGGTGTGGATGCCAAATGGAAGGGCCGACTTCCCACCATGCGCTCAGTCGCAGGGCAGGCATCATGATCTGTGATGAGGACGGTATGCGGGAGGCGCTGGAGGATGCGGGAATCCTGAAACGGATGCCGCTGATGCAGTGGGCAGCAATTGCCGGTCCGGAGCATGGTGACGGAGCCTGGGAGGGCTGATGGTAGGGTATTATGTGAACAATTTCAGGCGGTGAAGATTGTCACATATATTTTCGGATTTTCTGAAGATATGACTTGCTATTCTCCCCGAGTAGAGTGATATATGTACATGCCGAAAGGCACAGAACACCTGCCAGGGAGGACAAAGCCATGACCACCTACAAAACCAACCACGCCACCACCACAAAGAGCATGACCGAGTGGTACTTCGGAAAGGCCTTCGTTGCCAGCATGACCGCCAAGGCCAAGCGGGAAAGCAAGAAGACCGGCAAGACCGAGTTCCGCTTCTGGCAGGACGGCACCGGCTACCTGACCATTCAGCTTCACTAAGGAGGTTCACCGCCATGACAAACCTTGACCACATCCAAAGCCTGATCCACCACGGCGCACAGCTTCGCGGGGAGGGCGGCACCCTGATGCCTCTGACCGAGGCCTTCTACCATAAGGCGGTGGAAGGCTGCCATACGGGCGGCTACAACGCAGCCACCTACGACCTGGTGCTTCCGGGCATCGACAGCGAGCTTTGGCTGGCCATCTGGAAAGACGGCCACGTTGACTCCGGCAGCCCCAAGAGCATCTGCGCCTGCCTTGCCCGCTGAGGCGCACAGGGCGGCCACAAAGGGGCCTTCGGGCCTCTTTTGCGTAGTACACAGGAACACATTTCGCGTTCCCCAAAGGCGGCGATGGCCATTGACGCTGGCAAATTCTGCTTCATTTCAGCGCGATATATTTGTGCACATTATGGCGTGAATCCTGCGATATAGTACTTGCTATTATCTGCCTTCAGAGTGATATATGTACATGCCGAAGGGCAGAGAAAACAAACGAGGAGGATTCCACCATGAAGACCAACACCTACTTTGAAGAGCTTGACCGCATCGCCAGAGACTTTGAGGAAAAGCATGAAGCGCACAAGGCGCTGAAGCAGCAGATCATCGACACCAAGGGCTGGGACAGCGAGGAGCTGAAGGCCTGGTACAAAGAGGAAGAAGAGACCTTCCAGTACCCGATCAGCGCGGGAGCCTGCAAGGCCTACAGAGCCTGGCGTTACAGCGATACCGATGAGGTGATCATGGACGACTTCACCTGGGAGAGGGAGCGCCACGACTTCATCGACACCCTTCGGAAGGCAGGCATCCAGACCCTGGTGGTCACCAACCAGTCAACCGGCCTTATGGAAGACCTGCACGGCTACGCTGCCGAGGGCTGCACGATGCTTGGCCTTTGCACCATCACCAAGAAGGATACCCGCTGGGGCGAAGAAAAAGAGGAGCAGATCATGGGGATCCGCTTCCAGCTGAACTGAGGGGGTGCCGGGATGAACATTGCGGATAAGATGGAACGCGAGTCCAGACTGATGGGGAACATCGCATCCTGGATGCAGGAACATGGGGAGGTCCTTTCAGACAGACAGCGAAGCAACGCTTACACCGGTATCCGAATTCGGGAGATCCGGTGGCGGGGACATACCTTCCGCATTGTGGATGTGGACGGAATGACCTGCCAGATCGAGCGGCTATAACAGCCCGCCGACGCCAGGAAGCCGAGAGGCTTCTTTGGTCGTATATACACGATACAACCGCCTAATCTTTGTGCATATTATAAGCGGAAATACCGCAGATAAAGCTTGCTATTATTCGGCTTCAGAGTGATATATGTACATGCCGAAAGGCAAACGACAAAGATTTGGAGGGCAAAAACCATGATGAACGCTTACACGATGAGAAACCTGATGGAGCTGGGAAACTACAACACCAGCATCACCCGCGAGGCTTTTGAAGCCCACTTCACAAAGACGAAGGAGAGCGTCCGCTTCACCTTCAACGGCTGGGACGGCAAGAGCTACGACGGCGAGAGCCGCAGCGCGAAGGTCATCCGCACCAACCTTCCCGGATACGAAGAGGTCAGGCTGGTCAAGGTCGGAAAGCACCTTTGCTACATTGAAGAAGACACCAGCATCCTGGAGAAGGCCACCGGCGAAAAGCATCCGGAAGCCAGCTGGCTGGTTGAAGTGGAAAGAGCATAAGGAGGGCGGGATCATGGCAAGCAGAGCAAGAGCAGAGGGAAACTGCAATTACAGACTTTGGACCACCGAGGAGCTGATCGACGCTTACGCCTGGGAAGCGAAGCGGATCAACCAGGAGGATCGCAAACGGACACAGCAGCTGATCAAGCAGGAGCTGAAGCGCCGCTTCGATGCCACCCTTCGGCTCCTGGACGATGAGCAGACCACGGAGAATCCGAAAGGAACCTACAGGTACCTGCTGAACGAATAAGGCAGCAGCCCGGCAGGAGGCCCATGGCAGGGTCTTTTGCTCGTAGTAGAAAGCACAGTTTTTGCCAACGATCTTTGTGCGTATTATATCGCAGATATAACTTGCTATTTCCTCCGAGTAGAGTGATATATGTACATGCCAAAAGGCAAACGACCACGAAAACGGAGGAAACAACCATGACGATCAATGAAGCGATGAAAACCTACAGACTGCCGAACCCCACCACACCGGAAGACCTGGAATGCCGCTGGAGCAAGGTTCTGAACTTTGGAGATAAGGTTCTCCTTGCCGGATATTACTACAGCGGAAAGGGCAAGCCCTCCTACTTCGGAGCGGTTTACGAACACCTGGATGACGACATGAGCTGCGAAGGAACCATCGGGCTGAGGGCAGTCAGCAACACTGAATTTGAAGATGACGGCCATGCGATGGCATGGGCGATGAAACAATAAAGCAAGATACAGGGAAGACACTAAGCAGAGTCTACGGAATGATCCGCAGGCTCTTTTCTTTTGCAGATTTTGAAGGAGAGGAGGGATGCCAGATGGCGACCAGAGGGAGAAAACCGACGCCGACCGCGATCAAGGAACTGGAAGGCAATCCGGGAAAGCGCAAGATCAATGAAGCCGAGCCAAAGCCGGAGAAAAAAGCGCCTCCGTGTCCGAAGTGGCTGGAGCCGGAAGCAAAGAAGGAATGGCGGCGGCTATCCAAACAGCTGGAGCAGATCGGTGTGCTGACCGAGGTCGACCAGGCTGCGTTTGCATCCTACTGTCAGGCCTACGCCAGATGGAAAGAAGCGGAGGAGTTTATCACGCAGCACGGCACGATTGTGAAGACGCCTTCGGGCTACTGGCAGCAGGTGCCGCAGGTCTCCATTGCGCAGACCTATCTAAAAATCATGAACAAGATCGCGGAGCAGTTCGGCCTGACGCCGTCCTCCAGATCCAGGATCATTGCCGGTGCCGGTGAAAGCGCTGGGCCGGGTGATGATATGGAAGATCTGCTGGGAGGGAACTGATGGCGGCGAAAAAGAGCAGACCTGCAGAATATCCAACTTTGAAAAACTACAAGCCAACCCGTTTTATGCTGCCGGATTCCCATTATGACAAGACACTAGCGGATCGGGCAGTTCGCTTTATTGAAAACCTCTGCCATACCAAGGGCCGCTGGAGTGGAAAGCCGTTCTGGCTGCTGCCTTGGCAGGAGCAGATCATCCGGGATGTGTTCGGGGTTGTGAAGGAAGATGGGACACGGCAATTCCGAACAGCCTATGTGGAGATCCCCAAGAAGAACGGGAAGAGTGAGCTGGCAGCGGCCATTGCCCTGTATCTCCTGTATGCAGATAACGAGCCTTCAGCGGAGGTGTACGGCGCGGCAGCGGACCGGCAGCAGGCAAGCATCGTCTTTGATGTGGCCAAGCGCATGGTGGAAATGACCCCGGCACTCTTGAAACGCTCCAAGATCATGGCGGCGACCAAGCGCCTGGTGAATTACTCCAACGTGGGTTTCTATCAGGTGCTGTCGGCAGAAGTCGGAACCAAGCATGGATTGAATGTGTCCGGTCTGGTGCTGGACGAGCTGCATGCCCAGCCCAACCGTAACCTGGTGGATGTCCTGACCAAGGGCTCCGGCGATGCGAGAACACAGCCTTTGTACTTCCTGATTACAACGGCCGGTACAGACCGGAACAGCATCTGCTATGAGTATCATACCAAGGCAAAGGATATCCTGGAGGGCAAGCGCATCGACCCTTCCTTCTATCCGGTGATTTACGGACTGGATGACGGTGAGGACTGGAATGATGAGAAAGCCTGGTACAAGGCCAATCCCTCCCTGGGATACACCATTCAGATCGACCGTGTCCGGGATGCGCACCGGGAGGCACTTACCAATCCTGCAGAAGAGAATGTGTTCCGGCAGCTGAGATTGGATCAGTGGGTCGGCAGCGCTGTGGCCTGGATCCCGGAGCACATCTATGACAAGGGAGATATCCCGATTGATACCGCTTCCCTCAGAGGCTGTGAATGCTACTGCGGACTGGACCTTTCCAGTACCAGTGACATCACGGCTTTTGTCATGGTGTTCCCTCCACTGCATGATGGAGATAAATACATCGTGGTGCCGCACTTCTGGCTCCCTCGTGAGACGCTGGATCTCCGGGTACGGCGGGATCACGTTCCCTACGATGTCTGGGAGAGGCAAGGTCTCTTCCATGTGACGGAGGGCAACGTGGTTGATTACAACTTCGTGCGAAAGACGATCAACGATTTAAACAAGGAGTTCAACATCAAGGAGATCGGCGTGGACCGCTGGAATGCGACACAGCTGATCACCGACCTGGAGGGCGATGGTTTCACCATGGTCCCCATCGGCATGGGCTTTAAGGACATGAGCCCCGGCATGAAGGAACTGTATAAGCTTCTGCTGGAAGGCAAGATCATCCATGGCGGCAATCCGGTGCTCCGATGGATGGCAGGGAATGTGGTCGCTGAGATTGATGCGGCAGAAAACATCAAGCCCAGCAAGAAAAAGAGCACAGAGAAGATCGACGGGATTGTCGCCTGGATCATGGGACTGGACCGGGCGATCCGCCAGGAGCAGCAGGGCAGTGTGTATGACGACCCGGATCATGGACTGTGGGTATTCTGAGAATGGAGGAATCAAAGATGGACTGGAGAGAATGGTTTGGTTTCAGCAGGCCGAGGGATGCTCCTGAGAGGGAGCTGCCGAAGATTGAAGATAACGTCCGGGATTCGGGCGGTATTTTTGTTTTCGGGCAAACACTCAGCGGAGAGCGGGTGGATGAAAAGTCCGCCATGCAGATTGCGACGGTGTACGCCTGTGTGCGGCTTCTGGCGGAGACGGTGGCCAGCCTGCCGCTTCACCTTTACAAATTTACCGAGAAGGGCGACGGAAAAGAAAAGGCCACCGAGCACCCGCTGTATAAGATCCTGTACCGGCAGGCCAATCCGGAGATGACAAGCTTCTCCTTCCGGGAAGCCATGATGACGCACCTGCTCCTGTGGGGCAATGCCTATGCACAGATTGTGCGGGATGGCAAGAACGGCATTCTTGGCCTGTATCCGCTTCTCCCGGAAAACGTGGAGATCGACCGGGCAGAGAACGGAGAGCTTTTTTATACCTACCATGCTTACACGGATGAAGTTCCCGGTGAGCATGATAAAGATATTATTTTCCAGCGCGACGAAATTCTGCACATTCCCGGCCTCGGATTTAACGGCCTAGTAGGCTTCAGCCCCATTGCCATGATGAAGAATGCCCTTGGCACCACGCTGGCGGTGGAGAAATACGGCAGCTCCTTCTTCAAGAACGGCGCTCAACCGGCAGGGGTGTTAGAGCATCCGGGTGTGCTGAAGGACCCGCAGAAGATCCGGGATAACTGGATGAACGCCTATGGCGGCGCGGGAAATGCCCACAAGGTGGCTGTGTTGGAAGAGGGCATGGCGTATAAGCCGATCAGCCTGCCTCCGGAAGACAGTCAGTTCCTTTCTACCCGTGAGTTTGGTGTGGAAGAGATCTGCCGCATCTTCCGTGTGCCTCCGCACATGGTCCAGGACCTGAAGCGGGCGACCTTCAACAACATCGAGCATCAGTCCATTGATTTTGTGATGCACACGATCATGCCCTGGCTGGTTCGGATCGAGCAGGCCATTATCAAGGACGTGCTGATCGAGGAAGAGCAGGACACCTATTTCCCTAAGTTCAACGTAGATGGCCTCATGCGCGGTGACTATAAGTCTCGCATGGACGGCTACGCGGTGGGCTTCTCCAATGGTTTCCTGTCGCCCAATGATATCCGGCGATTGGAAAATATGGATCTGATCCCGTCCGACCAGGGCGGTGATGATTATTACCTGAACGGGTCCTATACCAAGCTGAAGGATGCGGGTTCTGCCTATGGCGCAAACCAGGTGGCAGAGCAGGAGAAGGCACAGACTGGGGAAGATACACAGGAAGAAGAGCAGCCGGATGAAAGCCCAGAGGAAGAGAAGGAGGAACAGGGTGAAAGCAAAAACCACGCCGAGCGTCATGCGCAGCGCAAGGCACAGCGAAGAGGCCGAGCGCCTCAGAAAGAGAGGTAAGAATCGTGCAGAAATTCTGGAACTGGGTTCATGACGACAGCGGCGGCAGGGTGCTCCGGCTGGAAGGACCGATTGATTCGGATTCCTTCTGGGGCGATGAAATCACGCCGCAGATGTTCCGAGATGAACTCTATGCGGAGGAGGGAGACATTACCCTCTGGATCAATTCGCCCGGCGGCAATGTGTTCGCCGCAGCGGAAATCTATACCATGATCCGGGACTATCCCGGCAGCGTGACTGTCCGCATTGCAAGCATCGCGGCATCTGCTGCATCTGTGGTGGCGATGGCAGGGAATCTCGTGCAAATGTCGCCGACAGCACTCCTGATGGTCCATGACCCTTCTACCATTGCCATGGGCAATGCCCGGGATATGGAAAAAGCTATTTCCACACTCAATGAAGTGAAGGAAAGTATCATCAATGCCTATGCCGCGAAGACTGGGCTTTCCCGGAACCGTATCTCGAAGCT